TCGACTTGTTGCTTAATTCTCGGCCTATTCTTCCTTGGTCGCGGCAGCTAGACGACGAATGGGTGCCGGTTCAGGTTATACGTGTTGATCCGGCTATACGTAAAGATAAGCCGGGGCATTTGTTTTATTGCCGCGCGCTTGCCGGGTCGTATTGCCCGGGCGTGTTCACACAGTTTTTCTCGCGAGCAAGTTGCGCGGCTATTGCTCGCATGGTTGGTTTTTCTAAAACACGGCCGTACACAAATCCGCTCTATTTTACAAACTTGCGCTTTTGGGCTTTTGTGGAAGCGGCGCGGAGTATAGAGTCTCCGCGGTTCCAGCAAGTTGAATGTGCTACTGGCATGCTAATGCACAATCAAAAGATCATCGCTGTTCGCACTCGAGCCGCTTTGTGCCCGCAAAATTTTGAGCACCCGTGCGACCGTTGCGTTGTCGGACAAGACAGCTGTTTTGCAGCCATATTTGCAAAGCAGCTTGTAAAGCAGCCGTGTCCAAGATGTTGTACGGACACCTATTTTGATTTAACACGCAGCGAAGAAATCTGCGTGGTATGTTGGCGGGCAATACAGTCCGCAAAAATAGCTGGCCATTAATCGTCGGCTATTTTTTAGCTATTAGCGCTATTGCCTTTTTTTCTCGTTGTAGTAACGTATCGTAGTTTCACGCTAGGAGGCGAAATGGCTATTGGATACAGACCCAAGGGAGAGTCGGGGCCGGCGTATCACCCAGACCGCGATTACGCATACACAACGCCGACTATTATGAAGTTGGCCATTGAGCGTATGGACTCTGCTGCCTTGCCGGAAGAGGTTGCCGAGTGGAAGAAAACAAATGCAATCACAGAGGCCGAGACTATTGCGGTCGTAGAGGCGCTTGCCAGGGCGCAGCGCGATTTTGTGAATGCTGCGGATCCTGTATCCAGTTTTGAGCACGCTCTGCAGCGCCGCGATTTTTACGACGTGCGGTACCCGGTTCGGCAGTTTTTATTTGCCTCTATTGGCGAAGTATTCTGCGCCGCGTGGTTTCACGCTGTTCGTGAAGTTACGCGGGTGGCCGAGCACTCTCCTGCAGCGCCCGCCATGGCCGACTTTATGGCCGCAGTTAGCGTTTTTGCTAGTCGCGCCGGCCAACCCGCGCCCCCGGTTGATGCTACTGTCGCGCAGTTGCAGCTTACAAATGATGTGCTGCAGTCGCGTCTTCGCGCGACATACGACCAGCTGCAAAAAGTTACGGCTTTGCTTGCGGAACAAGCAGATAAGAAAGAAATACCGCAACCCGCGACTAAAAAAAGTTGGCTGAGTGAGTTTTTTTCTGTTTTGAAACTAGCACGAACCACTAACCTCGATTTTTCACGGAAGCCGTAATGCCAAAATATCGAATGCATAAAGATCCGGCGGCTTTTGCGGCAAAGCTGCCGGCGTTAGAAAAAGACGCTATTCGCTGTCTCGGCCTTGATCTAGGAAGTAACTGCGGTGTTGCCATATACGACTTTGTTCCCGGCAAGAACCTTTTACGGGATCGGCTGCAGTTATTTCAGTGGGACTTGTCGTGCAACGGGCTGGACTCTGGCGCGACTAGGTTTGTTAGGTTGCGCGGTTTTTTAAATATTGTCAACCCGGACGCCATAGCCTACGAAGACGTCAAGTACACGCCGCCAAAAGAGTTTTTTGTAAACAAGAAGTTTGGTATTCCGGCTATTCTATCGCGCGTAGCCACGGCCTCCGAAGTGCTCGGCGGTATGAAAGTGACAGTGGCTACGTGGGCGCAAGAAAGCAATATCCCGTCTACGGGATTTGGCGTGACAACAATTAAGAAGTTTGCTACAGGAAACGGGCGCGCAAACAAAGAGGACATGATTCGCGCAGCTAACAAAAACTTTGAGACAGCGTTTGATCCCGCCAAGTACAAAGCAGACGGCATCGACAACGTGGTAGACGCTGCGTTTGTGCTTATGATGTTGTTGCAGCAGGTAAAAACGAGCACCACCTCGCCGCGCAAATAGCAATGAGCGAAGTTATCAAGACAGTCGATCAGGCGGAAACCGTTAAAGACCCCGCCTCAATTAAACGGCAATCGTGCGCAGAGACACTAAAAGAGCGGCGCGGCGAGGTTGTTTGCTTTACGCCCGCCCTACTCGTAACGCACGGCAAAATGCCCCTCGACCCTGTGCGCGAGTTCGCCAGTAGATTTGAAGCGCCAGCGGATCAGCAACCGTTTTGTTTTGAAGTCAAAGCCCCGCACCCGCCGTTTTTTCAGGGGTTGGGCGTATCGGTACTGAATAACGACACTATAGACTGGGATCGGCGGCTTTACGCAATAACTGCAGACCGCGCTAAAGCTTGCTTAGATTTTTTGGGCGGTATCGGCCTTCACGGGCAAGACTTTTTCGCGAGTTCTGTCGCCTACACGCTCGACGTCCCCGACCCCACGAATATTTTTGTCGGCGGACTCGCGGTAGACACGATACGCGTGCACATTTTTGGCGTTATGGCTAATCAGCTTATTACGTACCTAGCGCCGCAGCTTAGCGCGCCACCAAAAGTCGCGACAGTGAATGCCGGCGACACCAATCTAAACGGCGGTGATTTTAAACTTAACCCACTCACACAGCAGGCTGGCAAACTCTTTCAAAATTTTTGGGACAAGCCATGAGCGAAGCAGCAGCAGATATTAAAGACGTCAAATTTTACGCAGCAGTTCTGCACCCGGACGGCGATTATCGCGTCGAGCAGTTTGACTCAGTTGACGAGCTTGTAACGCGGCTTAAAGACCTGATAGACCGCGACGTATCTGTGTTTACGTTTGCCGGCACACAACTGCGCGTGTCAAAGCCGCCGTTTCGGCATCTGCTGACGCCGTGGGGAGCAAAACCGCTTTTTGATATCCCCAGCGACAATTTTACTGTCGACGATACGGGGTATCTCGGACTAGACCCGATCCATTTAGCTGACCCGCCGGAATTAAAAACACCGCTGCGGGAGCATAACACAGAACAAGACGAATTTTTTGACGATAAAGATGACGGTGGACTTGGTGTGTTTGACAGCGTGTTACCTGATCCTGACAGCTAAATTTTTGGCAAAATTACGGCATATTAAATACGCGCATTATTTACGTGCGCGCGTTGCCCGAAAGTTAGCGTCACGAGGAGGTGGTATGTTAGATGGTGGATAGCGCTGTAACCAACTCGCAGTTTTTAATGCTGCTCTACAAAAACGAACCAGTACAAAATCAAAAAAGTGTCTGGGGCGGCGTAGAGGTAACATTTTACAACAGAGTAAGGCTTACAGTTTCAGAGCAGGAATGGAGGACCCATTCCCGCAAAGTGTTAGTGCCAAGAAAATATGGCAGTCGTAAAGACGTTGTCAAAAATTGGCGCAAACTTGGTCAGTTGGTACTGTCTCACACACCATAAGGGAGTAGTTTTGATGAAAACCCATAACAACCAACAGCACGCCGCAAGTACCAAAAGGTACAAAAAGTCAATGCGCCACAAAAAGCCGATGAGCGAGTGGCGCGCGTGGGCAGGCGACGAACGCACCGCTGGGCAGCTCAAGCGGCGCGACGACCTGCTCGATCAGTTTCAATATGTTGCGGACAGGTTGGTTGGACGGTCAGCGCTGGTCGTGCTCGCCGGCAGAGGGAGTAAGCACTCGGCGGATATGTTCCGTCCCGTGCATCGCGAGCAGCCGGAGTATTGCAGCCGGCCGCAGTTTGTTGTGCTTTCAGTCGAGGCTAAGCGGCAGTTGACGCTAACCGTGGTTGAAAGCAAGCCGAGCGGGGCGAAGCTCATGTACAGGCCTATCGCCTGCCACGACTTCAACTTGGTCCCGGCGCCAGGCGCAACAGGCAACGTGCTTGATTGCGGAAATCCCGTCTGGCTGACTACGGCAAATAACTTGCTGCAGCAGCTGGTAAACACTGCGGAGCAGCCGCCTGCGAACGTCATGCTTCCCCAATTGGTCATCATGACTGATCGCGTGAAGCTTGACGAGGTAAAACTAGCCAGGCTGGCGCAAAAAATTGAACCGCCGGAACTGCGACTCATGTACGCGCAAAAACGGCGTGAGTCTGCGGAAATCATATCGTGCGGTGAGCTGTTCGTTGACGCGGAGCTCGTGCGTGACGCCGAGATTGCAGCAGCGTTCAAGCAGCAGCGTGCGTATGAAAATTATGAAACCTTGCTTGGGTCGGAAGAGCCCAATCCGGCGCGTAAGGTTTTCATGGCCGCAAATCCGGCAAGAAAAATACTGAAAGAAGCGCAATTGCCTGCTGATTGGGCTGCGTCTGCGGACGAGCCTCTCGTGCAATCGCTTCTTCTCAAAATGCGGGAACATCTCCCGCTGTCCGAAGTGGCGCTCGACGACGACTTAGTTGAGGGTTTGCGCTCTCCAGATAGGATGCTGAGATTCTCAGCCGCCCTGGCGCAACTTCCCAGCTCGGTAATTGTTCGAGCAATGCGCGCTACGTTCTCGCCGAACAGCGCGCTTCGCCGACAGGCTACGGATACCGAGCTGCTCGAGGCAGCCCGAAATCCAGACAAGCCGCTGCTTGTTGGTGCGTACGCGAAGACGCAGCTATTCCCCACGGAACAGTTGCAAGACCTTCCGAATTACGCCGCTGGCAGTTTCTTCGCGGCGCCGCAGGCGCAGGATCTACAGTTGACCACTGAAACCGAGACGGAATGAGATACGTAATCCAGCCCGAAAATAACGCGGTGTTGCCTTGGCTTTTCAAACAAGATGACAAGCCAAGTGCTGCGCCGTCGTTCTCAGATGATGAGAACATCGGGCTGGTAGTTGCGTATCTTTTAAACGGGCTTGTTTACGCAGAGGTCGTGCCAACTGTGTCGCAGTTGCGCGTTATCTGTGGAAAAGGCTTTCCGTTTGGTCGGCTGTTCTTCCGTGTTAACAAAAAAGATTTGTTTCGGGTTTGCGCAAACCTATCGGAACAGGCTTTTATGGGGTAGGCTTAACAGCCAACCCCTTTTTTTAGCTATTGGAGCTTTACAATGTCCGGCGGCTATAAAGACCCAAAAACAGAAACACTGGCTAGCGGGCGGTCTGTTGCGGATGTAATTGGCGCACGCGGCGGAAAAGGCATGCCTGGCTTAATCGTGGCGCCAGCCCGAATTGACGGGCGGTCTACGGCGTTCGACCCCCACGATCCTGGGTCTATACAGATAAATATCGAGCCGGATAATCCTAATAGTGCCAAATTGTCTTTGGCGCAATTTACTAAAGCGGCTGTTAATCAGGCGCTCGCTACTGCCCACGAAAAAATCCCCGGCAGCGGTATTGAAGACATTAGGGAGAGAACAGCTGTGGCATTTGAGGAGCTTTCAAAATTTAACAACTCAGGTGTACAAAGAGTTAATTCTGCGGGATCTCGTCAGCCGCCTAAACCACAGCCGGCGCAAGAAGCCGACGATGCGCACGACGAGACAATGCGAACTATAGCCGCGTTAGCTGATGATACGGCGGCTTTAGGGCCATATCAGCAGCCCGAAGCCGTAGACCGAGCATATAGCCCTATGGCGGCCTTTGGGCTTAAAAAGCAAAGCAGCGCCGCCCATCGCACTGCGCCGGTCAATAAGTCCGCTGAAGCCGGCCCGCCAAAAAAACTCGTATACTTTGAAAAAGAGGGGATTGGGACAGTTCCCGCCTTTTTTCACGACGTCATTATTGAGGTCGATATCGGCGAAGACGGGATTACCGAGACCGGATTCATCGTGCTGATATACGATCTCCGATTTGAACAAGCTGCCGCCCGCTGGTTCCCGCCCGCAGACGATCCTTATAAACGTCCGTGGGCTGTTCAAATAAATAACGACAGGCGGCTATATCTTGTGCATACTACCGGTTTTCAGTATGTTTACGATTCGCGTGAATTTTGTGTTTTAGCGGTAGAAAAAGCTGTTACAGCGGAGTAATGTTATGGAAAAACTGGGCGTTGTTCGGCCGGATATCACGCCGGAATCTGATGAGAAAAAAGCCGCAGATTGTGTAAAATCTGATACTGTGGATAATGAAAAGCTTAAAATTGCGCAACTTGACGAAGACTTCCGCAAACAGGCCGCTGACCGTATAAGCGGTAAACTGCGACAATAACAACTGGATTGCCGCCGTGCCTTCACCTAACAACATGACCGGGCAGTTTGCGTCTTCTGGCCCGGGGATGTCAGCCGACGACCGTTTTCCGGATCCGTTCTGCGATATTGCCTCGCTGTCGATGCCCGAGTCTATTCAGGCTGCGCTGCGGTGGTGTGAATTCATAATGAATTGCAACGGCCTGTACCGGCAGGCCATCGACCGCGTTGTGTCGTACTTTTTGACCGATGTTGAAATTGTCGATTTTGGTGACAGCGAGCTTAGCGGAGAAGAAAAAGAAAAATACCAAGAGTTTTTCGAGCAGACGCTTGGGATTAAAAATACCCTGCATTCTGTCGCGATGGACTATCTGACGTACGGCAATTCGTTCACAAGTTTGCTGGTGCCGTTTAAGCGTTATCTGTCATGCAAAAAATGCGGACTTGAAATGCCGCTTGCGCAGATATTCAACAAACAGGCTTGCAATTTTAAATGGCAGGAATTTGAGTTTCACGCAACCTGTCCGCAGTGCCATTATTCGGGCGTGTTTTCCCACATCGATAGGCGCAGCGGTGACTCCGGCGAGATAAAAATCAAACGCTGGAGCCCACACGAAATCGAGCTCCTTTGGGATCCATACACAGACGATGTGCGGTATGTGTGGCGTATTCCAGAAGATTACAGAACGTTAATCAAACAGGGGCACTTGCATCATCTTGAGCGCGCTAGCTGGGAAGTTATTCAAGCAGTAAAAACAAATCAAAACTTGATGTTCGATAAGGACGTCGTTTTTCATTTGAAGGAAGATGCGCTCGCAGGCTTACGCAATCGTGGTTGGGGTATCTCGCGTATATTGGCAAATTTCCGCCAGGCTTGGTATGTTCAAATTTTAATGCGGTATAACGAAGCCGTAGCGCTCGACTATGTTATTCCGTTTCGCGTGATTACGCCCGCGCCGCGTGGAGGTGACGCGGCATCCAGCGATCCGGTGCACACAATTAATCTTGGCAACTTTACGGCACGTGTGCAGGCAATGTTGCGCGCGCGTCGCTCAGATCCTGCGCGTTGGAACGTGCTACCGTTTCCGGTGAATTACCAGGCACTTGGCGGCGATGCCAGCCAGCTAGCGCCTAAAGATTTACTAGATCAGGGCTTTGATACGTTATTAAAGTGCATCGGTATGCCGGTTGAATTGTTTAACGGCTCTTTGACGCTGCAGGCCGCGCCTGCGGCGTTGCGTTTGTTTGAAGCAAACTGGGCGCACTTGCCGCACAATCTAAATAGGTTTCTGTCGCACATTGCAGACTCCGTCGCCAAGATCAAGTCTTGGGAGCCGGCAAACGTCAAACTCATGCGCGTTACGCACGCCGACGACCTCAACCGGCAAATGGCCAAGCTGCAGCTCATGATGGGACAGCAGATCAGCAAGTCGACCGGCCTCAAATCTGTTGGCCTGGACTACGACGAAGAAACAAAGCGCATGTTGGAAGAAGAACGTATCTACGCCGAAGAGCAGGCGAAGATGCAGAAGGAAATGGAGCAGGCGCAGCAAATGGATGCGCTGGCGCAGTCTGCCGGGCAACAGTTTGGCGGCATGGGCGATCCTGGTGCCGGCGCGACTGGAATGAATCCGCAACAAGCTGGCATGATGCCGGCCGCGCCTGGCGCCCCGCCGCCAAACCCCGTAGATCAGTTCTTAATGCAGCGCCAAAACTCACCAAACGTGCCGCGCACACCAGAAGATATGCAGGCACAAGCGCAGATGATTGCGCAACAAGTGCTCTCGCTGCCAGAAAGCCAGAAAGACAGTCAGCTTATTAAGCTCAAACGGTCAGATGCAACGATGCATGCCTTAGTAAGTAGCATCATCGACGATATACGGCAGCAGGCGCAGACGCAAGGCGGCGCTATGTTAATGGCGCAGCAGTTTGGCGGCGGACAGCCCGGTTAACGCCTAACGCGGACAAGTCATGCGCATCGGGTTTTACACGCATTACGCACATTGCGACGAGGCTTATCTCGTCGTGCGGCTGGCTCAGCTATTGCGTAAAAACGGGCTTGAATTTGATATATACTCAGACAAGCAGCCTGGAAAACTCGGGCTTCCGTACGACAATCTGATTCTGACAAAAAACATTGTCAAATTTACAGATTGGGCCAAACGCCACAGCGTAATTGTCTGGACGACGGTGCCAAAAATTGAGCAAATTACGTTTGCTAAAAGAAACGGTATTCGCACAGTCATTGCGCCTATGTGGCAGGATTTGCGGCAGCCTTTTCGCCGCACACTGCGCGCTGCGGATCACGTTGTCGCAATGAGCGCGGAATGCCAAACACTGTTTACTGACATATATCGCGTCAAAACAGCTGAATTGATTCCATTCGACACCGGGCTGCCGATAACTAAAAAAACCGCTGGCGTAAATCCACGTAACATAAAAGTACTGCTGCCGTGGTTTGACCGTAATGCTAGGTGCACCGGCGGCCTGTTTATTGATGCTTTGCGTTTTATTATCACGCACATGGAAGAACTAACGTTAACGGTAGCTATCTCCCCAAGCCGGTTTTCCCCCGCTATAGCAAAGTGCTTTAAAACTTTGTCAAAAGCGTATCCCGACCGGTTACAAGTAGTTCGCGGCGTCCCAGTCGATAAGCGCCCGCAACTTTATGCCGCCAATGATTTAGCTCTAATTCCGGCTGAATGTGACAATTACGGTATTTGCGCGCTTACGGCAATAACTATGGGGACGCCCGTGCTAACTACAGCCGTCCCGCCGCAAACAGATTTTCTATTTCCAGACAATAATGCTGTGCTTCTGCAGACAAAGTTAGACTACGACGAAAACGGGGTCGTTCACGCTCTACCCGATTATGAGCAATTTGTGTATCTTTTGCAGGAGCTGATTACGGAACCCAGGTACATACAAAAAATGAATCAAAAAACGAACTACAACTTAGCTTCGCGCAGGAATGCGTTTGAAATGAGTTGGAACAATATTTTTGACACGTGACAGCCAGGCGCAAGGAGGTGCCTAGTGGGCAAACAAGAACTAAGCATTGATAATACGGTTAGTTTTGCCAAACAGATTTACGGCGACGCGCAAACAGCTACAGACGTGTCTTTGTTTGACCATTGTTGGCGCGTTGCAAGATTAGCAGAACGAATTGCGCAAACGCTATTTCAAGACATGCGCGGAGACGCTGTTCCAAGTGACGTATCTGACATTATTGCGGCAATTGTGCATACAGGCCTGCTGCTTGAATCAATACAGGTTCAACGCAAAACATTCGAGGGTGTAGCCGACGCCACAAACGTCCAGGTCGCCTCAATGGTATCGACGCTTAGTCGGGATTTGCGACTCGTTGAGACTAAACGCGATATTGAATACCGCGGGCGCATGAGTCAAAGCCCTGTTGCGACACAAATTGTAGCGGTAGCGTCAATCATATGCACAGCAAACGAGACAGTCGCACTTTTAAAAAATAAAGCTGTTGCGGCGATTCCAAAAGCGCGTAAAATCATCGCCCAATTAGATGGCGACTTATTGTGCGCGCATGCCGCTTCTCGTTATTACACGCTGCGCCTCTATGCGCACGCCGCCAGAAACGCGATCAGTGATGCTAATCAGTTGATTAAAAAATTGAAAGCAGACGCCCGAATGGCGCGTACAGTAGAAAAACAAATAGCCGGTATAAAAAGTCGTCAAGCGGCAAAAAACGGCATTAACCAAGAGGAGCAAAAAAATGGCAAAAAACGCACTAATCGACGAAGTTCGTGACGCATTTATGGCACAACAGGTAGATCAGGCCGCCTCCCGCGACTTGGTTTATTCGTTTTGCGCGTTTGCGAATAGCTGGCTTAATGATAAATGCGTGATTGGCGTAGGTCAGACAGTTGAAGGTTTTGCTGTCCGGGTAGCCGACGGTAACGAGTATCTGCTTACAGTCTCGCCTGAAACAGCGGATGCCAGTACGTCTGTGTCTATTAGCGGCATTGCTGGGCGTGGCGACCGTGTCCGCGTCGATAACACACAAATTCAAATCACAGGAAACAAAGGTTGACCATGTTTATATGTTTAGAGGGCGTTGACGGTGCCGGTAAATCTACTCAATCCCGGCTACTACACGATTACTTTAAACGTAGAGGCTACGCTGTTGAATTGGTATGCGACCCAGGCACTACAAAGCTTGGCAGAACCATTCGCCAGTTAGTTCTAGATTGCGACGACCCAATTTCGCCGCACGCGCAAATGCTTCTGTTTTCTTCTGCCCGCGCTGAACTTAGCCAGCACATACGCGAAAGGGTAGCCGCAGGTGTAATGATCATCTGCGATAGGTGGATCCTGTCTACGTTGGTTTATCAGGCAGATCTAAACGGCATCAGTCACAATTTTGTGATGAATGTGTTTAAAGAAACCTGCGTGGTTCCTGATCTGTGTGTTTTGTTGGATATTGATCCCGCGGTAGCCGACGCTAGAAAAGCGCACGAAACACGAAAAGATCGCTATGAGCGCGTGAATACAGAAAAAAAGCAGTTTATGCGGCAGCGTTACATCAAACACAGCCAGAATCGCGCATGTGCAAAAAAGACAGTAATCGCAGACGCCGACGACGATCAGGATAATATGCACAACAAAATTGTACGTATCGTTAAAGACGCTTTTCCCGCTATTTACAAGGATGTTACATGCGCACAAAATGCGTAAAAGCCGCGCACTCGCAAAATCTAGCTGATGTCTGCGCTGTTCTTTACAGTATCGCGCAACGGCACACGCCCAGTAACGCTTTTCAAGACGCCGCGGAACTTTTGAGTGTGTCAAAGGTATTACGAGAAGCCGGGATTACAGTTGAGACGGCGCCTAAAATAACTGCCGCCGCTAACGATTACTCGCCAGCCGTGCTTAAACAATCGTCGGCGTATCGCCTGCTGCGGGCCAAATTTGCGGCGGCGCTCGGCACCATTGCCGATTTGGGCGTCAAAACGCCAAAACGGCACAAGTCTGAATTTCACGCCGGCGTTAATGACGGTTTACGTAAAGCGGCCAAAATTGCCATAATGTTCTTGGATGAATTAAATGGCGAAATGGATTTAAACAATGCCGACAATTATTCAGGAACTTCTACGGCTAAATCCGGAGGCGGACTTACTCGATAGGCGGCTGACTGCGGCTATTATAGGTATCGGTTACCGTTCTTTTTCGCCGCCTGTGGCTATTTACAGCAAAAAACAGATATACGACATCCTGCTAAATTCGGGCATGCGCGAGCTCGAAGTTGCAGAATACTATGCTTGGCACATTGAACAGCGTAATGCCGGAGAGCACACGCCGATAGTTTTTGGGGATATGACTTTAGAGGATAATTAAGACTGTGGCGACATTGCACATAAATACCGCTGATACGCTTGAGTTCAAAAACATTCGGCCAGAGCTGCAAGCAAAAGACTACCCGTTTATTTCAGCGCAACTGGGCGATTGGGAAATTGCCGGCAAACTTGAACCGGGTATCGTAATAGACGCGGCCGGCACTGATGCCTACCCGCTACTTTTATCTGCCAACGACGCTAGAAAACTGGCAAAATGGCTTACGCGCGCAGCAGACGTATTAGACGGCGCGACAAAGCCGCCCAAGCAAAATAAAAAACGCACACACTACGAAGAAGACGAAGACAACCAGTACAAATTTTGAGGCGCTATTATGGGCAACCAACGAATTTCTGCATTGCCGTTAAAATCTATCCCAGACGCCACCGATGTAATTCCTATTGTTGACGTTCAATTTGGTTCAGCAAATTACGTCAACAAAAAAACTACTGTCGGCGCTTTAAGCACACTAACAGACACGCGCATTGACGAAAAAATTGCAGAGCTTAACATTGTTTCGTCTGTAAACGGTAAAGGCGGCGCTGTTGTTTTAAATCTTGCGGAAATTGGCGGCGTAAGTATTCCTGTCGTGGCTAATAATTTTGTACTTTCATACGATCAAACTTTAGCGGCGTGGACAGGCCGCGACGTCGCAACCATTGACGAAACATTAGACGGCGGTGAGTTCTAATATGCCAATACAGTTTAGGCGTGACACAGTAGCAAATTGGGCGTTGGCTAATCCCGTGCTAGCCGCTGGCGAGCCGGCGTTCGAGCGCGACACCGCCAATTTAAAAATAGGCGACGGTACGCTAGCGTACCTGTCTCTTCCGTACGTTGGTTCTGGCAATTCTAACGTAATGCAGCCAGGCGGCCGTTTATCCAGCGCGGCAACAATCCCTGTTATTCCAAATGAATCGGCCGCGTACTCGACTAGCCCTGTTATCTACTACGTTCCGTACACGTCGGACAAAATTGTTTTGTGGGATGGCGCGAAATGGCAGCCTTACACATTTACCAGCGCTACGCAGTTAAGTTTAATCAGTCTGCCGGTCAATTCGTTGTTTGACATTTTTGCATATCAAAACAACGGTGTTGTTACGCTTATTGCCACGCAGTGGGCTGATTTTGCTACACGCGCGTCAAATCTTGTATTGTTAAACGGCGTTATGGTGAAGTCGGGTAACGCCGCACATAGGTATTTAGGCACAATTAAAACAAACGTAGCCGGCGCGTCAGCAAATACAACCGTGGCTGATACTTACACCAACAGGAATATTTACAACTATTACAACCAAGCGCCGCGCGTATTATTTGCGGCGTCGGCTGTTGCAAATATCTACACAGCGACAACGTGGCGACTCTATAGCGGAACAGTGGCGACCAATGCGGAATTTGTTGTTGGTGCGCCTTCTGCTGTATCTGTAGCTTATTCTGGCAATCTTACGTTTGGCACGTACAGGTTATCTATGAAATCAGGCGCTGTTGGCACATACACGCTTACTAATCCTGGTGTTACGTCTAGTAGTATGGTGTTTAGTGCACTAACAGCTGACGTAATGCCTGGAGATGTTGTTGCGCAAGTTGGCCTCGTGGGCGCGCCGGTTAGAATTACGGCAATTAACCGCACGACAAATACGGCAACCTTGAGCAGCAGCATTGTTATTCCTAATACGGTAACGCTGCGCGGCGACAGCATATTTGGCGGAAAAGACTTGTCGCGTGTGTTTCCGCCAGCGCACACAGCCGGCGAAACAGAAACAGCTGTGTTTGCGGCGTCTACGGCTGGCGTTGGCTTTAAAACTCTGAACATGCTGCAATTTGGCGGCATAATCAGTAGTACAACGCCGCCCGCGAGCGCTACGTTTTCTGGTTTTGATATCAACGCTTTATTGCTAATGTGAACCAAAATGACTGACGCCAGTAACATTGATGCAGTAGATTCTCTACAAACTGACGTAAATATGCGCCCGGCTAAACCAACCGGCCTTACCGCCACGCTAATCGGTGAGCGGCGGCAGCTAGCTGGCCCGACCTCGCCGCCCCGGCCGACTACGGTGCCCGGGTCATTTTTGGCCTTGCCGCCGCTGCCGGTCGAGTTTGCAGATTCGTTGGCTGTGCGGCGGTTTATCGTTTTAAATCTACAACAACTCCAAACCGCGATATCTAAGATTGCGCCTGTAATAAGTTTAACCGGCGCCCTTGACGATATGTCGCAGTACCAGCTGGAGTTTGCCGCCGACGCCACCCCAGAGCAAATAAATGCGGCTAATGCTTTTTTGCAAAAATGGCCGATGGTTCGCGAGCAGCAGCGCATCGCAAACCACAATTACGACCTGGTCGACGCATGGTTTAAAGAGCAAATTACCGCCGGCTTTACAACTAGTCGCGGCTTTCGGCTCGGCTTAACGACTGAAGACGTGGCGTTGCTTACTGGAAATTTTGTTTTGGCAAAATCGGGGGCCGAGCTTGGTTTACCTGTGCCGCCAATTATTGACTTGGACGGCATCCCGCACGTGTTTTCTAGCGTAGAAGAACTTACGTTTCTTATGCTAGAATATGGCCAACACCGTGCAAATTTGTCCGCTGCGTACGCCGCGAAAAAAGAAGCTGTGCGGGCTGAATTAAAACGGTTTAACATTGATGTTGCTGCATAACCAACCGCGCTATGTCAAAAAACATACGAATCAAACGCCGCCGCACTGGTGCCGCCGGCCCACCGAGCGCGCTTCTAAATGCCGAATTAGCCTATAACGAAGTTGGCGGCGTACTTTATTACGGCGCCGGCTTAGGTGCAAATACACGCGCCACGGCAGTTATTGCAATTGGCGGCCCCGGCGCTTTTGTAAGTTTAGTCGGTAACCAGACCGTCGCCGGCGACAAACAATTTTCAAACACCGTAACATTTAATAGTAACGTATTTGCGCCTAATCCGGACGTTTCAAACAATTCTAATGCTGTTGCAACTACGTCATACGTTCGCGCATATGTGCAAACTCAAACAACAGATAATGTAGTTGAAGGCGCAACAAATTTGTACTACACGTCGGCTAGGTCAAATGCCGCGGCGCTTGAGTACTTAGCGCCAATTTTTGACGGTAAGGCAAATATAGTGCATACCCATAGCCCGGCTGACATTGTGGGTTTGTTTGCATTGTTAGGCCAAAAATTAAACCTAAACGCCGCAATCGACAGCGGTGAACTTGTCCCGTAATTTTTGTATGTAAAAATGCCACCAACCATTCAATTAAAACGTGGCACCGCGGCTGCTTTGCTGTCCCTTAATCCGCTGCCGCTCATTGGCGAAATTATTTTTGAGCAAGACACGGGTCTATTCAAAATTGGCGACGGCATTCGGTCTTGGGTTAGTTTGCCTTACGCAAATCCACAATCTACGCTAACTGTTAGCATTGCCAATATTGTCGGTTTGCAGGATGCGCTAAATAATAAAGCTGATATCGGGCACATTCACAGTATTTCAAGTGTTACCGGATTGCAGGCGGCATTAGATTTAAAAGCGCCAATTGCCAGCCCAACATTTACAGGAACGGTTAGCGGTATTACCAAGAGCATGGTGGGCCTTGGAAACGTCGACAACACCAGCGACGCCTCAAAGCCTATTTCAACGGCCACTCAAACCGCTCTCGACGGTAAAGCCGCGAGCCTGCACAGTCACGGAAACATTGACCCGTTTGGTGGAATTAACGTTGTAATTGCCCCCGCCTCCGTTGGCGGACCTGTCGTGTTTAGTAACGCGGTTGGCAGTTTTGTTGGTCGTGGTGAGTTTGGCGCGCAGGCAGGTAACGTCTGCCAAGGCAATGACCCGCGCCTTGCCGACTCACGCGAATGGATTGCCGGCACTGTTAGCCAAGCTGACGCGGAAGCCGGCACATCAACAAGCCGATTCGCTTTCACGCCACAGAGAATCTTTCAGGCCGTAGCGGCTTGGTGGTCTAGTAGCGCGGCAAAGACGAAATTAGATGGAATTGCTACTGGCGCGACGGCAAATTCTTCTGATGCTACTTTGCTGTCGCGGGCAAATCACACCGGCACGCAAGCTGTGTCCACGATTTCTGGCCTGCAGACAGCTTTAGATGGCAAAGCAAATTCAAGTCACACCCACGATGATCGCTATTATACAGAAAGCGAAGTTGATACTTTTCTTGCCGGTAAGCAGGGCAGCGGCAGCTACGCTACTCTTGTAAACGGCACAGTTCCAGCAATCCAACTTCCAAGTTATGTAGACGATGTAGTAGAGGCGGCCAACTTAGCCGCGCTCCCCGCGACTGGCGAAACAGGTAAAATTTACGTTACGCTGGATAGCAATAAAACATACCGTTGGAGCGGCAGCGCATATGTAGAGATCAGCGCCTCGCCCGGCAGCACAGACAGTGTGCCAGAAGGAAGCGTTAACAAGTACTATACTGACGCTAGAGCAAGTGCTGCTGCGCCGGTACAAAGTGTGGCCGGCAAAACTGGCGCTGTCACTCTTGATAAAAATAATGTTGGTTTAGGTAATGTTGACAACACCAGCGATGCCTCAAAGCCTATTTCAACGGCCACTCAAACCGCTCTCGACGGTAAGGCCGCGTCATCACACACGCACACGATTGCCAACGTCTCTGGATTACAAACCGCGCTCGACGGTAAGCAAATAGCGGGCAGTTACGCCGCCGCAGTTCATACGCATCCGCTCTCAGAACTGACACAGTCTAGTGCAGTTACAGGACAGGTGCCGCAGTGGAGCGGGACAGCGTGGGTTGCCACTACGCCTGCGGTCGGTTTGACCGATGGCGACAAGGGCGACATCTCCGTTTCCGGCGGTGGCGCAACATGGGCGATCAAGGCCGGGGCGGTTGTTGCCGCCGACCTCGCAAACGGGGCCGTGACAACGCCAAAAATTAATGACGCGCTTGTCATTGATTGCGGCGTCGTGATGCCGCCAACGCTGTATTTCACCGCCGCCGCAGACAGTCATGCGAGCAATCTGGACAACTGGTTTCAGGATGCCGCCGGGACGATCGCCGCCGCTGCCTTGCCCACCAGCCTTAACGCTGTAGTGTTTCTCGAGGACGCCAATAACGCTGGCGGGCCAATTTTCTATTGTCGTAATCTGACTGCCTCTGGAGTAACGCTTTCCAATTTCTATGAAAGTGAAAACTACGACCCTGGAATTATAGTTGCTGGCGTCGTAACTCTGAGCAATGTGCTTTTGTTCGATGTCATTGTAAACGCTACTTCAATCATCGCTACAGACAGCGCTGGTGACGGGAATGATGCCGGTGCGGATCTGCAGGCCAGCGCGTCAATTAGCCTTACGGATTTTGTTGATCCGGGCATTGTTTTCATTTATTCCCCAAACACCCAGTTATTTGGCGCCGGAGAATTTTACAACTTACGCGGCAACGTCACATTCAACGACACAACCTCGTTAGGCGGAGTAGTTTATAACGGCAACGCGATCTTCAACGATAGTTCAAAGAACGAAGCAATCGGTTACTGGGATTACTCGGAATGGGTTGGCGGCGTGGAGGGCAACGCGACCTTTAACGATAGTTCCGAAAATCACGGGCGCGTTAATGGCAATGCTACGTTTAACGATAGTTCTGTAAATGCTTTCGTAGAAGTAGATCCGGCATTGAACTTGGGACTTTCCCCGGGGGACGAATATTTTGCTGGCGTGGCAGGGGACGGCACCTTCAACGACTCCTCTAGCAATTTTGGCATCGTTGAGGGAGTAATTGCGTGCAATACGCTTGGCGTGTGTGCCGTTGCGCCGAAGGTTCTTTCCCCCTCCACCACTGGCTGGGGGAAAAACGGCTTGAGTTCTGTGACTGGCAACGGCGGAACTGGAAGCAGACTTTCGCGAGGTACCCTAGAGAACACGAGCACCAATCCCAACACTATTACAATTAATAGAGCCGGGTTTCTGCGATTTACGAGTTCAGGTTCAAACAATAGCACGCTGTACGTCTACATCGGAGGCATGACGTACACCGGAAACCAATTCAGCATCATGCAAACTGTTCTCGCGGGCCAGACAATTCAATTCGGCGCGTCAGCCACCGGCGAAAATTTTGTTCAGCCAAGAGTATGGGTTGTCGTGCCGGCGCCTACAGCTACACCCACGCCCACACCAACACCCACACCAACACCTACACCCACACCTACGGCTACACCAACGCCAACGGCCACACCAACGCCCACACCAACACCAACACCTACACCTACGGCTACACCAACGCCAACGGCCACACTTACACCTACACCTACAGCTACAGCTACACCCACTCCCACACCCACCGCTTCTGCGTCAATACCTGTTGAGTATCTTGTCGTAGCCGGTGGTGGTGGCGGTTCTGGCGGTGGCGGTGGAGGCGGCGGTGTGCTTTCTGGATCACAATCCGTAAATACTGGGCAGACCTATACCGTCACTGTGGGTGCTGGCGGTACGAAATTGCCCGGCAGCGGCGCGTTCTCCAGAGGAAATGCTGGGAGCAATTCAGTTTTCGGCTCACTCACTGCTATCGGCGGCGGCGGCGGCGGCGCGGCCTACGCGATTGTCAAAGGTGGCGATGGTGGCTCGGGCGGCGGAAACGGCCGAACTGAATCGCAGCCCGGTGATGGTGTGAGTGGGCAAGGATTCGGTGGTGGTGGTGCGTTCTATTATACTTATGTTGACAACGCATACATGGCCGGCGGCGGCGGCGGAGGTGCCGGCGGGGCAGGTCAGAATGCGACATCAAGCAGGGCGGGTGATGGTGGAATAGGTAAAGAGTCGTCTATTACAGGTAGTTCGATTTACTACGGCGGTGGTGGTGCAGGCTCGCCCGACGGTGTGCCTGCCGGCTCTGGTGGGCTGGGTGGCGGCGGTGGAGCCACCTTCGCTGGTACGGCAAACACGGGCGGCGGCGGCGGCGCGCAAAACGGAGGTTCGAGCGGCTCTGCCGCAGCGGGCGGCTCGGGCGTTGTGGTGGTCGCTGTTCCCGGGAATGTTTCGGCCACCGTAACCGGCTTTACTCTTGGAACCACTTACACGCGAGACACAAGTACGCGAGCCGGTTACACAGTGTTTCGGTTTATCTACGGTGGTTCGTCTGCCCAGTTGACTGGGACGATCACGGTGACGAGTTGAAATGATTACGCTACCAGACATATCGGCTTCGTACTGCCGCGAAAATTGCAAAGCGATTCTTATCAATGACGCGCTTGCCAAACACAAATTGCTTTCCCGAGACACGGCGGACAGCAAAAGGCACGAAGTCCGAACCTCTTTGAACATGGTGAACGGAATGGCTGGGCATTTTGTTTACCCACCCGGCGGCGGAATTGATTGGCACGATGACGCCAGGTATCCCGGCTGGCGGGTATACGTTTCGTGGAGCGAAACAGGCGAAAGCGGAATGATCTTTGAGGAGGGCGGCGTTCGTCGGGTGTGCCAAGACAAGCCGGGTTGGAATGTACGGCAATTTCTTGCGCCTACTTGGCACTGTGTATGGACCGAGTGTTGGCGTTATTCGATGGGGCTGTATCTGCCATGTACGCCCTGACATACAACCTGCCGAATGGGAAGGCGTTCGCATTTGCTCCGCGCAGTGGAACCAGCAGTCTCGGCGCAGCCGCCGTCCAGCAGTTTTTTCCAGACAAATGGCACAACCAGACCGATGGAGCGGCTCATCGCGCATTGCCGTTTACCATTGACGACGAGTGGAGCAATTGCGTTATCTCAATTCGCAACCCCGTCGCGCGATTTATTTCTTTGTGCGCGAAATCCAATACGTCACCAGACAAAGCACTATCGAAACTATATTGGGCGTTAGGTATCGGTGACAGATGCGATGCCTGCCGTCCTTGCATTGAGCAAACAAGCGTTGACTGGCTGTATCACTACGCACCGCTGTCTCCGCGCATAGGAAGCGGATGCCAGTTGATTCCGTTTGAGCGGCTGGAAGATGCCGCGAAAACGCTGGGGCTGACTTCGCTTCCGCACATCAACGCAGTGCCAGAAAAGCCGACGCTGACTTCATCGGAGGAAGGTAGCGTGCGGAAAATCTACGCCGCCGACATCTCGCTCTGGGAGGAGTTGCAGTGAGGCACACCTTGGAACTACTCATCTGCTCTGCCATCGGCGGCTACTGCGTCATGCGGGCCTGGCAAGTGATGCCCGGCGCCTACGACGAGGTGATGGCTGTGGTTGCGGCGGGTCTTAGTCGGGTGAGGAACATTGAATCGGCTATTGAAGACGCTGCGGAGTAACGCAGTAAACTTTAAATAGATAGAAAACTATCATGCCAACAATTCAAAACAAACGCGGGACAGCCGCTGATATAACCGCAGTTAACCCAATACCGGCCGCGGGCGAGTTGCTCTACGAAACCGACACCAACCGCATGAAGGTTGGCGATGGTGTTACGCGCTACAACGCGCTGCCGTACCTTAACACGGCGGCCGATATCGGGGCTGCGGCCGCGTCACACACTCACGCGGCGAGCGACATAACAAGCGGCACTGTAGCCCCTGCGCGACTTGGAAGCGGGACGGCAAGCGCGACTACGTTCCTTCGTGGCGACGGGGCATGGGACGCTAGCCCCGTAACCTTGCCCGCAACTGGCATAACAATCACGAAAACTGGTGATTGGTTTCCAGCGGCTGGAATGCACCCGCAGGTCTTCGTTGTCCCGCCTCTGGCAGTGCAGTTTGAGGACACTTACGTTCGCTACAGCGGCAAGTGGATTTCCTCTTGGGGCTATGCAGAAAACTTCGCCACCGGAACACCGGGAAGACTGACATCGCTCACCTTCAACGATCTAGAGGGTGTTGCCGGTTCGTTTCAAATCACAAACACGACCGCGTTCACGTCGCTGTCGATGCCAGCGGTGCGTTTTGTGGGAGGCGATCTTCAGTTCGGCATTACGAGTTTCGGTCAAACAGGTATGGCCGCGCTCACGACACTGTCGTTCCCGGCGCTGAACTATGTGGGGGGTAGTATCATGGCCGCGCAGGCCCACGCGCTCACGACACTGTCGTTCCCGGCGCTGAACTATGTGGGAAATATTTTCCAACCCGGCTTCGCTGGCGTTTCTATTGGCATGAACTCGATCACTACGCTGTCGGCCCCGAATTTGAGTCAGGTTGGGACTTTTCAACCCACTACCCTCCCCGCGATCACCACACTGTCGATGCCAGCGTTGGCTACTGTGCGTAATACCTTCGGCCCCGCCACAATGTCCGCGCTCACTACGCTGTCGATGCCAGCGCTGAGTTTCATTGGCGGCGCTTTCAATCCCAACACAATGAACAACCTCACTACGTTGTCGATGCCAGTGCTGAGTTTCGTTGGCGCAAATTTCCAGCCCAGCACAATGAACGCACTCACCACGCTGTCGATGCCAGCGCTGGGTTCTGTTGGCGGCAATTTCGCTCCCAGCATAATGAACAACCTCACTACGTTGTCGATGCCAGTGCTGAGTTCTGTTGGCGGCAGTTTCGCTCCCGGCACACTGAACGCACTCACTACGTTATCGGTGCCTGCGCTGACTGTTATTGGCACCAGCCTAAACCCCAACGCATTGGCCGCGCTTACTACGTTGTCGCTGCCCGCCCTGAGTTCTATTGGCAGCAGTGCCGGTACATCGATCATGATGTTAGGCATGAACGCGCTCACAACCCTGTCTCTCCCATCGCTTGCTACAATCGCAGGCGGCAGCGTGCAGGCAAACTTGCCAGCGCTCGCCAATGTAACGCTTCCGACCAACGGAACATTCAAAAATGGCGGAACTACTTTTAGTATTTCTGGGGCAGCGCTAACACAGGCCAGCGTAAATAACATTTTGCAAGCGTATGCCTCGCT